AAAAAGTTAGTGTTTGAACGTTATTAACCACAGCAGAAGCACTAACAACCTTTAACGTGTTATCTAGCTTATTGATAATTTCATCTTCTACTATGTCTGTAATCATATTAGCCATGCTGTGTGCTTTTGGATTCCTAAGTAGTCAGGATAGTCTTGTTTATTCTCTTCAATGTATTTCTGAATAGCTTTATAAGTCCTTACCCCTTGGTTGTATAGCTTATAATTATCATTGTAATTATCGGTAATTAAAGAACCGCCTTCTGGTTGAAATTTCACTTTTCCTTCGCTTGTCGCTGTGCCAAAATCAGTTAAATAATAGATACCGGTTAAGATATTTTTAAGCATGACTTCAATACCTAGTGATTGAACAAGTGTATTATCTCCGTAAATGTTTGTTATATTAACTGCAAATGGATCGTATATAAATTGCAATTCAGTTGGTAACGATATTAAGTTGGTATATAAGTCATTACCTAAGTCAACGCCTAATAGCTCGTATATTATTTGCTCTTCATAAGCATCAATTAACTGCTGTATATCATTACTATTATACTTTTGTGTAATAGCCCATTTACCAACAAAATCACTAGGTTGTAATATCATTTTATCTTAATTAGTTTTCGTTTTTCTAAATTTTTAGCTATACGCTTAGGAATCTTTTTAACCGTTCCTTTTTTCATGCCAGAGAAATCCTTTATAGTTTCGATTGTAACGAGTTCTTTCTCGATAGGTTTAAATGCAATAGCCTTATGCTTTACCATAGGCTTTTCAGTTGTTTCAATTAATGTACTAAAATCAATATCACCAACTGCATCACACTCTTCACCTAAATCTACAATGTTGTGATTGGTAATATTAGATGAATATTTTACATCTATTAGCCAGTCATCACCTAGTTTTAAGGTAGTTTCTTTGTCGTATTTTTTACGTGCGTTATTGTCTAGTCCTTTATTTAAGCCTTTATCATATAGCTTATAATCTACTGCTTCAAGTGCTTTCTTAGAGTAAGTTCTGCCTACTCCGATAGTCATTTTGTCAGTTGACCATTTCGACCATTTGCCATCCTTTACTCTATGGAAGTAAATGGAATCATAACCTACTATTTTAGATCGTGACTTAAATAAACGCTCAATAGCTAAATCACTAGCGAAATTATCACTTCCCCAAATCATAACCTTAGAATAGTCCTTACAATGACTTAAAGCATGGTTCAATTTATCGCTAACAGGATTATCATGGTAGACCTTAATACAACCTTCTGGCAACTTGTCAAGGTCTGATTTAGTACCAACAACCATAACATCAAATCCAAGGTTCGCCCCTTGCTGAACCAATCGTGAAATACACAATTTTGCTAGCTCTATACGCTTATAAATTGGAACTATTACTACTTTCATTTCGTTACGTCTTTTACCACCAAAAGGGCGCAACCCGAAGGTGTACGCCCTAATATTAGGTTTCTACTTATTAAGTAGCAGTGATTGCAGTGATTGCACTTGCAAAGTCTCCTTTTACAAGTACGTTTGTATCATTCGCAGAAACAAACTGAACCATTCTTTTTTCAAGAACAAGTGTTTGTTTGTTTTGTGTTAAATCATTCCCATCAAGTCCGATTTGCATTTGTAATCCTGTTCGGTTAAGAACGTTAATTACAGATGTCTCTCCACCGATAAAGTCTCCAGCGTCAACGGCTAAAGTCTCAACTATTCTCATTCCTGAGTAGTTGAATTCTCCTGATGGTGTTACATAGTCCTTCCAAATTGGACGACCACTTGAATCCTTAATCAAACGAATTTCTGACATTGTAGAAGGGTTAACAAATAACACTTCAGGAATACCGTTCGCTTGTTTAACTTGTAATGAAATCGCTTCAATTACATCCAACTCATTCGGAGCAGTTAACGCACCAGCTAAAGAACCACCTGTAAATGCAGTAGCATATTCATTCGCTCCTGTAAGGTTGTCACCTATTCCGTTACCGTTAAATAGTTGGTTTTCTGCAACGATGTCAAGTCTACGCTCTAAGTTACGAGTGATGAATGAAACAAACTGAGGTAAATCGTCTAGCATCTCTAAAGTCATTTTAGCCCACACAGCTACTTTCTTAACGTCCTCTGTCTTGTTCACATAAAGAACAGAACCTTGTGCTTTAGTGTCGCCTTCTCCAATGAATGTTGGGTTTCCTTGCTCATCTACTTCCTCAGTCCATAACGCGCGGTTACTTCCGATAGTGCCAACTGATACATTTGCAAGGTATCTCATTTCACGCTTACGGATAGTCGAAACTATTCCTGTGTCTTGCGTCAACTGATACATTGGTTCAGCACTTCCGATAGTGTTAGCGTTACCTATTGTAACAGGTGCTTTTACTGTGATTGATAAAGGAGAAGCCTTTCCAGCAATAGCATCAGACTTTAATTGCTTAATAGCGTCCTCATTGTCTTTCAACGCTCCTAGAATCGCACCTGAAAGCGTTTTATGACCTTCTTCTTTAGTTGCTGGTGCTTCCTCAATAGCTTCTATTTTAGACTGCAATTTGTCAATTTCTGACTTCATAGCATCAATAGAAAGTCCTTCCTTAAACGTTGCTAATTCTGACTGCAAGTCCTCTTTAGTAGCTTTTCCTTCTACTTTACTTTCAATAGCAGAAAGATATTCTCTTTGAAGCTCTGACTGCTTTTCTACTTCGTACCCCTTGAACGCATCCAAAGTGATACCCTTTTCTTTTAAAAATTTTTCAAACATTTTTCTTTAGTTTAAATTACAAAAATTACTGATTTATTTTTTTGAGTGTCACTTGACGGCTCGGATTTCGGAGTGTTGTTTAACGGCTCTGAATTATTTTGAACGGTTGGGGTTAACTCATTTGAACCCATTAATACCGCTGAATATTCTATTAGTTTAGCTTCTGTTACAGCCCAGAACTAACCTTGCTTTTCAGCTTCTTCCTTATTGCCTAATTTGTCAATATAAGTATTCCATGTTGCATACTCTTCCTTATAGTCCTCATCATTAACAGCAAGCGATAACTTTTGGTAAATCATACCTACACTATGTTGATCTATTTCGTTGTTGACATAAAAATCAAACACCTTTTCGTTAAGTGATTTAGCTATTTCAGATTCAGCAAGCAATACAGTTGTACTTCCTTCTTTGTCAACACCTAAGTCAGACCATAGCACTTCAACTTCTTTAAGCGATTTAGTTCGACCAACTTTAGCAGTTACCATATGTTTATGATCGTGCAAATGAAATATTTTAGTAGCACGTTCTTTAATCGTTTTAGCAAAGGTGTTACCAACGTGAACGTCTCCATGACTATCCATCCAGTTGTATGTGTTGGTTACAAGTGAACGTGTTATAACGTCCTCTTTATCCTCATAGTTAGTTATTAAGGCTTTAGACGTTACATTTTCAACCGTTGGAGTTATGGCAATGTCGCCAAACTTTACAGCTGATTTTTTCATTTCTACTAAGTCCGTCTTATTTTTGATAAGCCAGTTAATGCGCTCTTTATTACTTTGAAACTTCGGTATCTTCATCTTTTGTAACTATTTTACCCAATTTCTTGGAGGTCTTTTTTCTTAACTTATCAATATCAACTTTGGTTTTTTTATCACTCATTGTTGTATTTTTAACAAAACTATGAAAAATAATTGTAATTTTGTTATTAATGTAAATATTTTATCAAATGGCTTATAATATTCTCAATGATGCATTTAACCTTTTCGGACGTTTTAATGCTTTTTCACGAAATAACAACTATTACACATTACAATCCATAGGAGATACAGCTCCGAGTTGGATCAATACAACAAACTATTGGAACTTATATGGTCGCATTCCTGAGCTTCAAGCAGTAGTTAATAGACGTGCAAAAATGGTTAGTAATGGTAAACCCTATTTCTGTGATGAGGACGGTAATAAAATTCTAATGAGTGATTTACCTAGTGAACTAAACTGGCTAAAGGATTTACTAAACAGACCTAACCCAATGCTTTCCTGGTCAAAAGTTATTGAAATGGTTGAGATAAATAAGTGTGTTACTGGTAACGCTTTAATTTACTCTCCGGCCGGTACTTTTGGGAATAGAAACATAGCTGTTCCGATTGCGTTCAATAACGTTAAAATATACGCAAATAAGAAAGGTTACAAGCAAATAGAACGCTCTGGAGTGATTGAGAAAATAGATATTCCAATCGATAACAAAGGAACGTTTGAGAGTTTGAAACCTGAGCAAGTAGTTTATATGTTTGATTCAGACGGTATCAATCTAATGGACACCGTTAGCCGTGTCGATGCTTTGAAATACCCTTTGTCTAACAT